CTACAAGTTTTCCAACAGATTAACTGACTTTTCATCTTCTTCTCGCTTCAAATTATCCAGCATGTGAGTGTAAACCCGTAAGGTCATACCAACTGATTTGTGTCCCAATCTGGCAGATACATATTGAATATCCACACCGTGAGATAATAACCAACTTGCATGTGTGTGGCGCAGTCCGTGAAAAGTGATTATCTTAGGTGATTTAATCGCTTGTAAATCGACTTTTAAGCGCTTATTAACTGCTGCACTTGTAATTGGTCTCGGCATGCCAAAAACGAAGTCTGTGGCTTTCTCTGGACGTTTCCATGCATGAAATTGTTCAATCAATGTTGCAGGCACCGAAATTTTTCTAACTGATGACTTAGTCTTTGGTTCTTTTATAGCACGCTCAACTTGTTCCCAGGCTTTGTTAATGGAAATAACACCTTGATTCATATCTTGCCAAGTTAAGGCTGCAGCTTCTTCATATCGGACACCGGTATTCAAGGCAAGTAGTATCATCATATCTGAATCAGTTCTAACATTTAAATCGATAGATTGAATATAATCAACTAATGCCTTCATCTGTGGTTCTTCAAGATATTTAAGGTCGCTAGATTTACCTTGCTTACCTTTGGCATAGATACCATCAATCGGATCCTTAAAGATGATGTCGTCATATATGGCTGATTTAATAGCTTGGTGCATGATATTACGTACTTTATTAACAGTCTCATCTGAATATTTTTTAGCTAGTGTATTCAAAAATCGCTGAAAAGTAGGGCGGTTTAGTGAACCAAGCGTAACGTTTTGCATATGTTCTTCGATATACAATTCAGTTGTGTGATACCACATCTGTGTGGCACGAGACATATCTAGTTTATAGGTGGTGTACCAGTCATGAAAATATTCTGACAACGGTTGACTTTCATCGAAAGAAACAAAACCCTTAGCTTTGTAATTTTCCATTTCAACTGCCCATGCTTTTGCAGCAGATTTAGTTCTGAAACCAGATTTAGATTTCTTACGGTACTTTGGTCCATCTTTAACAGAAACGCTGGCGGTGTAACTTTTGCCACGTTTATAGATACTTGCCATATTAGCTTAAACCTAACCTTTCATGTAAAAAATATAGATAGTTTATCGACATACCTAGGTCGTGTTATACTAGATACGTTAAATAAAAGCGCAGGAAACTTCGCTTTGTTAATATGGGAATGCACGTACACTACTGTTTGGCGATAGGGGTGTGCGTGCTTTTTGATTAGTATGTCGGTCTTTCTTAATTGACGGGCGTAGTTTTTGGGTTCAAAATAAAGAAAACAATTCAGTATGGTGATGGAAAAGGAAAACACAATGGAAAAATTTATCGTAGAAAAAAAACAAGTACGTGTTAAAGCATACAAGACAGATAAAACGATGTATATCAAAACCTTAGAAGGAACTATGAAAGCAGATCCAGGCGATTGGATCGTTACTGGCGTAGATGGTGAACAGTACCCGGTAAAGCCAGACATCTTTGATAAGACATACAAAATTTTGGAAAAAGACGCATAACACGCGTCTTTTTATTTTGGATATACCTTTGTGTACTTAGAAATTGCTGCCGATCGTTTGTCGTATGCCATATCAATATACTTATTAGGGTCCAAAATAAAGTTGTCCCATTTAACAGCAATCACGTATCGTTCATCGGCAGTCCAATAGTCACGATTTTTATCATGCAATGGAGAATCTAGGTAATAATTTACACTGATTTCTTTGATTACAGTATTGTCATTAATCACTGTAATATTAACAGTAGATCCGTCATAATCACTCGTAGTGGTTTTTGGGTATGGATAAACGGAATCGTACATGCTTGGTAAAATTACGGCTAAAATTCCATTTTTTGAATTGCCATCACCGTTGTACAATGAAGCTTGCATTTCACGCTTGATATAACCTTGATATTCAAGCCATGGATGTAACGACTCTGCACTTTTATTTCCAATTAGCGTAAGAGTAACCGTGGACTTTGAAAGATGATGTTTACGAATATAACGCATTATATAGGTTTCATCTTCTGAAGGAATCGCATTGTTTAAAGAATTATCAATCATATCAACATCCAGGTTATTTTGAATGAACTCTTTATATTCAGTATCTTCAGTTTTATATGAAATAAAAACTTTGTGGGCCATATTAATCTTCTTTCTTATTTCCTTCAGTTGGAGCTTTATCATTTTTTGTTAGATTAGCCCAATTGATATTTTCGTTTGAAATCAGGGTTTCCGATCGTTCCACTAAATCGGCAAACGGAAACTCAGAATCCCGATAAACACCGGTCCTCGTTTGAAACATCACCAATTCTTTTTGAAGCATCTCTGTATTCTTTCGGTATTCAATCCAAAGATCGTGGTACTTAAATACTGAAAGAACACTTTCTGAAATTACAACAATGACACCCAATAAACCAGTGACCCATTTATTTATGCCCATCGCAACCATAAAAGGGACGAAAGCTCCCGAGGTGAAAGTGGTTGACTTCCAAAAAAGGTAATGATTTTTCATTATTGATGATTTGTTATCGTACCAGTCTATCTGATCAGCTAACCGAAGATGAAGATACTTATCAATGTCTAGTGACTCATAGGACTTAAAGGACTTCTTATTTTCAGAATTAACCATCTACTACTCCCAAAGCTTTTAACGTGATTCCTTTCTGCACGTATGTATGCCACCTCAACGGGTGGCTTTTTTATTTTCTACCTTCAATAGCGTCAACAAGACCCTTAACGTAGTCTTGTGCACGACCCATGACGAACCCTTTTTCCTCATCTGTTAGTTCACTTAAATCAATGCCCCAGTGAGCAGCAATAAGTTCAGGGGTAGAAGGGTCAGCTTTTTTATTAGCGTGCATATCGTCTGTGTTACCTAATAGGTAGTCGACTGATACGCCTAGGACGTCAGCAACGGCTTGCAAAGCATTAGACTGGGGTGTTTGTGTTTTCCACTTATAAATTGCATTTTCAGACAATCCAGCTTCAATAGCTGTCTTTTTTAAATTCAATCCACGTTCTTTTGAAATTTCTTTTATACGTTCAAATGTATTCATATCAAGGGTTTCTCCATAATATGATGAAATAAAAATATCTAAATGGATAATTAGGTGTTTACAAAAGTATCCAATTGGATTATAGTTAATTCATCGAGTTAAGTAGCAAGCAAAAAGAACTTAAATATCAAATGCTTTTGGACGAGCTAATGCTGATATATAGGTTTTTTACAATGCTTATTTTTCTATGCCTTTATTGTATCCGTATGGATAATTAAAGTCAAGATAACTTGATATTAACTTTATAAAAAGGAGGAAATGCACATGAGTGTTAAAGAAGCACGGCGAACTTTGAAACGAGCATATGGTGACTTTCAAATTCATTTAGATGAGAACGAAATCTCACGAAAAGAACTTGCAGATGTTATTGGTACGTCAGAGCAATATGTATCACGACTTCTTAACGGGCGTGAGGATAGCAAGTCAGCTAAAGAAAAGTTACGAACATTATTTCAATACACTGGTTACCACGGTGATAACTGGTTGGCATAAACATAAGGAGATATAAACATGACCCAAACAGAACAATTAGTTGAGCCTCAAAACGGGGTAGCAACTACAACATCATTACAAGTAGCAAACTCATTCGAAAAGAAACATAAGCATGTCCTTGAAACAATCAAAAATCTCATGGCCGAAAATTCGGCCGTGAAAAATATGTTTAAAGAAACAACATATTTAAGCGACAGAGGCCGTGAATACCAAATGTATCAAATGGATAAAGACGGTTTCACATTGTTAGTAATGGGATATACAGGACAAAAGGCAACTGAATTCAAACTTCGTTACATTCAAGCATTCAACGAAATGGAACAAACACTCAAAAATCAATCAGCATTACGTTTGCCAGAGAATAACGCAGAAATGGTTCAAGTTATCCAAAACGTTAATAAGGAAACAAATAGGCGCATTGATGAAGTAGAAACCACAGTCGATGAATTGAAAGACCGTTTCGGGTTACCTGCATCACAAGCTAAGTCATTAGAGCAAGCACGTAAGCGACATGTCGTTACCTTGCTAGGTGGCTTTGAGTCAAATGCTTATCAACATCTTAGTGGCAAGACGTTCCGACAAATCGGTGGCGACTTTAAAGATTACTTCGAAGTACCACGTTATGATGCATTGCCATTATCAAAATTTGATGAAGGTATGAGTTACATCAAGGCGTGGCAATTACCAACTAACCTAGCATTACAAGTACGTGATTTGAACTTACAAACTGAATTGGAGGTGTCGGAGTTTGTATGAGATAGAAAAGCTTAACAGAATGTATTTTTACAAAATATTAGAAAGCTTCATCAATAAATTCAGCATTTGGTGCATCATAAATTATCTCGAATGTGTCTTCAAAATATGCGATTTTAAAATTTGATTTAATAGTACTTTTTCCATTAGGAAATATTTCAAAAATTATAATTGCACCCTTACTGGTTGTTTCTCTAATTTTCCAAAATCCAGATGAAATTTCACACCCCTTCTTAGTTAAAATTCCATCATCAGAGGTCAATCTTAAGTTATGGTCTTTCATAATTTTCTCCTTCTTAATCAACTTTAGAAAGGTACGAATACAAATTATATAAGTACATTATAAAGAGCTAACATTCAAAAAGATAATGATAAGTTATTTAACTGAAAAATATATAACAACTTGATAATAAATAAACAGAAAGGAGCAAATGTTATGTATCTACATGTAGCAGTAAAAAAAGCCAAGGAATCCGGCAAGGGATTCACTCGGCAAAGTTATATAACTAAACGTGAGTCAGCTAAAGAGTCTGATAATACAGTTTGGTTTTATCCAACCAATTCAATTGTCGGCATCTGGTTTAGATGGACTAAAAAAACCTGTCCGAAATACTAGCAAAGCAGTGCGAACAGGTTAGTGAGACTATCGAAAAAATAAACTCCCTAGAAGTTACTTTTCGATAGAGGATTAATTAAAAGTTAAATAGGTGTTGTCAATATTTTGAACAGTATGACCACTATTTTTAACTTCAGAAACTATTTCATTAGCAGTTAAAGATGGATAGTCAGCTAGTCGAATGCTGGCTTGACCACCTACATGTTTAACAGTATTGCGCAGTGCTGTATCTAATTGGTGGCGAAGATCATGAAGCTCTAATTCCTTGTTTGGTGTGATTCCCATAAATAATTGCTCCTTTCAAGATAACAAAACATTAATGTTGTTATGAACAGTATAACAAAATAACGAAAGTAGGCAAAATATGCCAGATAACATAGCAATAAAGAAAGGAGACAAACCATGGCAAAGCCAGTTCCAAAATTTGAAATCAAAGACAAGATACTTGTCACAGCAGATGAAGCAGCTGGTTTGTTGTCAGTATCACGTAGTTATTTCGATGAAAAAGTTCGATACGACAAAGAATTTACAGCAATGAATATTGAACGAATGCCTAACAGGTATAGCTTAAAACGATTAAAGGAATGGGGAGGATAACATGTTAGCAGAAATAGCAATGTTCATTCAGTTACTAGGCATGGCAACATTAGCAGCGATTTTGCCAACGATTGGTGTAATGTGCGTGATCTATTTGATTTATACGCACAGATCGCAACTACTCGATATTTTACAAGGCATTTTGCGCATCATCTGCTGGCTAATTATTTGCCTAGTTGATGGTAAGGCAAAAGCTGATGGTATTAAAGTAAAGAAAATTTAAGGAGATATAAAATGCATCATTACATGACTAAATATACAGATAACAAAGATAACGAATACTACACCAGTTGGCTACAAATTAATTTTTGGGGCCGGTCATATATATTCAGCAAAAAGGAATATAAAAATGGTAAACGCGTAGATAAATAGGAAAACACACCTCCAAAAAATGAAAGTGTGTTTAAAGACTATTCGCGTCGCCAACCATTTCCAGGTTTACTAGTAGGTGGCAAACGATCGCCACGGTCTATGTTAGCATCATGACCACCACTGACTTCGCCGCCTCTAGGGCCAACTTCAACATAATGACCTGGTCGTTGGTTATCAGTTCCAGGTTTAATTGGTTTTGGCATATATTATACCGCCTTTTTAAAATTTTGAAGATTGTAATCACTTGAATTGACAAAAAAGAAAGCGATTACAACTTCAAACTAATTATAACCGAATACGATATATAAGACAACGGAGCGTTATATGAAATTAGCAAAAATTATTGATGATAGGGTGAAAGAGTTGAATTTATCTTATTACAGACTATCTAAAATATCTGGCGTACCTCTCAATACGTTATATTCCATTAAAAATGGTGTGCGAAAAGTGTTGACTTTAAGAAACACAATAAAGATATTTGATGCGCTTGAATTAGATTTAAACGAACTGAAAAAGATTGATTGGAAGTAGGCGGTCAACAGAAAGGAAACAACATGGCAGATTATGACATCGGATCAACAGGTGTAGGCAACTTACATCATGGTTTTTCAAAATCAAAAGATTTAGTGAAGCTACCAGTCGGTAATGAATCACAACTTAAAAATGGATACGTTACATTAAGCTGGAAAAAAGAAAATGCCATAGCAAAATCACGCAGGAACGATAAAAAAATACATCAAAAGTGGGAAGCTAATTACAAAATTTTTAAGTCATATCGTGATAAGCAACCCGATGCACGAGGTAACGAACTCAAAGAGTTGTATAAAAAAGTATCTGAAAAAACAGGTGTTTCACCACTTACGCTCAAGGGATTGATGTACGAATACAAGTGGAGAGCAGAACAGGGGGTGTGAGAAATGAGATTAAAAGAATTGCGCAAAGGTAAGGGAATGCAACAACAAGAAGCAGCTAAAGAACTGAACATACCCGGTTCTACATACGCTGGATATGAACGTGGCGAACGTGAACCACGTATAGATATGTTAATTAAATTAGCTGATTACTTTGATGTATCAGTTGATTACTTAATCGGACACGAAAAAACACCTAATCATGTGGAGTGACTAGGTGTTCGGGTAAACAAAATGTAATTGCTATTACCCTTCTAATTTAACACAAGGAGTACAACATGCCAAATGATTTAATAGACCCACCAGAAGACGAATTGCCCTGGGGATACACCATATACGGCGAAGAGATCGAGTTAGGCGAACTTGATGTGAGAGAAATTGAATCAGGACGGTATTTGAAACCTGAGGAATTTGAACGCTACATCAAAGATAACAGCATTCGAGTTGATACGGAGGAACGACAATGAACAAATCAATAGAATGGCAACCAACACCAGAATTAAATGAAGATTTAGTAAAAATGCAGTTGAGCTTAGTTCAACCCGCTAAAACAAAGCAAGGTCACTTTGGACCATACGCAGGGCTTGATGACATTGACCGTGCAGTAAGGTCAGCGATTAAAGCTGCGGAGGTGCCACTTACCTATAATCAGTCGACTAGTACTGAGTTAACAGCAAATGGGAAAATTACACATCAGGTTATTACAAATATTATTCACTCATCAGGAGAAACGCTCCATATTGATGGTGTTACGTATGAGCAAGGATCTACGCCAGCACAAACGCTAGCAAACCTGACTTATGCTAAACGTGGAAGCTTGTCAGCCGCATTCGGAGTAGTGGCTGATGATGATGACGACGGACAGGCAATCACAGCTTTGAAGCAGGAACAAATTAATCAAGAAAATATGCGCAAGGCAATTATTGCCAAGCTTAAGGAAAAATTGAAAGAAGTACCAAAGGAAAAATTACCACAAATTTTTGCCACATCAAATATGACAGAAAAACATAATAATAATTCTGATTTGGATAAATTAACAGCAGCACAGGCTTCTGTATTAGCTGGTGCCGCAATATTCGCAATCAATGACGCAGGTATTAAGTAATGGAACTTTGGGGACGAATTACAGCGATTAAAGGTAATCAAATAGCGGTCACGCTTGAAAGCCGTGAAGAGCTGGCAAGCTTGTCCCTGTTTACTACCGAAGACCAACCACAGGTTGTGGTTAATGTACAAGATGAACGACATTTGAGCAATGTTCAACGCAAAAAGGCTTATGCGATTATTGGTGAAATTGCTAGGTGGTCAGGGTATGTACCAGAAGAGTGTAAGGAATGGTTGAAATACTATTTCACCGCTGAAACTGGGACACCATATTTCAGTTTTGCTAATGCTGAGATGACAACTGCAAGGGAATTTATCACATTCTTACTTGATTATGCGATAAGAAACCACATACCAATGTCACATAGCGGACTTACTTATCAAGATGATTTGGATATGTATATGTATCAATCGTTGAAATATCGGTCATGTGTTATTTGTGGCAAGCACGCTGATGTTCATCATCTCGACACAGTTGGCATGGGTAATGACCGTAATTTAGTTGACCATCGGCAAAAGCATCTCATTGCTTTATGTCGTGAACATCATCAAGAGGCCCACAAACTAGGTTGGCCAACATTCAAAGAGAAGTATCACGTTAAGGGGATTTTATTAGATCCACAAACATTAAATCAGCTAGGCATAATGACCTACAAACGAATGGAGGAAATCGATGATAAACAACGTCGTAGTAACTGGCAGACTAACTAAAGATATGGAGTTGAAATATACCACGTCAGGTACAGCCGTAGCTAGTGCAACAGTGGCAGTTGAACGCTCATATACTGACGCTAATGGAGAACGAGGTAGCGACTTTATTAATTTTGTTATTTGGCGTAAGAGCGCTGAAAACATGGCAAATATGACGGCTAAGGGTTCGTTGGTTGGTATTGAGGGACGACTACAAACACGTAGCTATGATAACCAGCAAGGGCAAAAAGTATTCGTTACCGAAGTTGTCGTTAATAATTTCTCGCTATTAGAAAGCAAGGAAGTGACTGATCAACGTAAGCAAGGCGGGGCTAGTCAACCACAACAAAATAACTTCAATCAGCAACAGGCACCACAAGGTAATTTTAATCAGGGTAATAACTTCAATCAAGGTAACCAAAGCAATTACCAAAACAAGCCACAAAATCAGTCACAACCAAGACAACAACAGACTGGATTTACCCCTGGTCAAATGTATGGTAACGATCAGAATTTTGAAGATCAATTACCATTCTAGGAGGCAGTATGGCACAACGCAGAATGTTTAGTAAGAAAGTAACTGATACAGATATATTTTTGGATATGCCATTATCAGCGCAAGCGTTGTATTTTCACTTGAATATGCATGCAGATGATGATGGGTTTATTGGAAATATCAACACAATTAAGCGCATGGTTGGGGCTTCTAACGATGATGAAAAGTTGTTAATTGCCAAACAGTTAATTATCCCTTTTGAAAAATCAGGGATTGTCGTTGTTCGTGATTGGCGTATCCATAATTACATTAGAAAAGATAGATATGCCGAAACAATATATAAAAACGAACGTGAACAACTTGGACTTGATGAGACTGGCAAATATCAAATTAACGGACCAATAATTGATGGTTTACCAATGGTTGACCAAAGGGAGACCCAGGTTAGGTTAGGTAAGGATAGGTAAGAGTTAAGTTAGGTAAGGGCGCTTGCTTGCTTGCATCCGCTATCATCTCAGTGGAGAACCAATTTTAACCACTCAAGCAAGCAAAAATGGTGAATAAAATGATTAATCAGAAACAAATTATGACGGAATGGCAAAAAGCGGGCATTAAAATTAATGGCTTTACGTATAACGACATTCAAGATATTTATAATCAATTAGCACATAATGCGGACGATGAAAAAGAAGCTAACGGCATATTTATTTTAGCCATTCGTAAAGCAGCGATGAACGGAGCTAAAACGCAATGGGCAGTTAGTAATATTGCTAATCAATGGATTCAATTGGGTTTAACAACTGTTGAAGCAATAGGTAAGTATGAACAAGAATCCCAACAGACACAACCTAAAAGTTATTATGGCCGTCCATTGAAACAGGAAAGCAAAATATTACAACCTAAAAGCGATGAAGTTTTACAGCAAAATGAACAATTAGCAATAAGTTTAGGGTACAAAAACGCTGAAGATATGGCGAAAGGGACTCATGACATATTGATTAATTTAAGAAAAACTCGTGCAGAGCGATTGGATAGTAAACCCAAAACAGGATTGACAGCCAATGGCAATCAGGTATTAAAGAGGTTTTAATGACAGAGATAGTGATTCCACTAACTGCATTTATTTTGCCAATGAAAAAGCAAGGCAAGATGCGGTTAGTCAAAATGACATTAAACAATTGGATCATGATCCATGGTATGCGTGCTGGGCGAATGATTGCCAACAAGCGCAAGCATCAAATTCAAGCGAAAATCATGCCACTAGTTGACCAAGCAATGGTCGATGGACTAGCTCCGATTGGAGCAAAGACTAAATTTAAGTTTGACTGGTACTTGCCAGACAGACGCACGGATTTAGACAACTGGACGTTTACGCATAAGTTTATTTTTGACGCCTTTCAGGCAAGTTCAGTTCGTGGACAGGTATTTATGCCAAACGACAATTTAAACTTCGTGGTGGCGACGTATGACGATTTTAGAGGCATTGATAAAGATAACCCCCGAGTCGAAATAAATTGGGAGAACTAACAACAAACAGCCGAGGGTGGAAAGACTGTGAGCCCGTATGAAAATGAAAGAATTTGATAAATATTTAGTACCTGAACAATTGGAACAGAAAAAGTATCGTTTTGGAAATGGATATGGTGCATTGGTTACTTACTACCGACCAACAAACACATACGATCTACATCCAATCAAATGGATTGGAGAACAAAATATTTTTATCGATGAACCATGTATAAATACCACTTCAAAAAAAGAAGATATCGTTGCAGCATTGAATGAAATTAAAAACAAGAGGGGCTACTAATGACTAAATATGTAGTTGATTTACCAGATAATGTATCTTTTATCGTTGGAAAAGGATATGTGTTGTTTAATGAGAAGGAATTCTTAAGGATACCAGTAAAACAACTTGAAAAATATTCAAAAAAAGAATATGTAGAGGTGGAGAAAGATGAAGAAATCGTATATGACGTACGAAAGGAAGAGCAGATGAGCGAGAAATATGTGGTGTCACAGGAGTTTATGAATGAGTTAAAGGAGTGGAAAGATACTTTAGATTCAAATGATTACGAATATAAGCCTTTAGTCGGTTGGGTCAACCTCAAAAACCTACCAGAAACTGTATCTATGTGGTGGGGAGATGATGAAGTGCCAGATGAGGAAAACAATAACCGCCTAATCGCAATCCTTCGTTGGGTAAACGGCGAAGATGTATTCGAAGTTGAGAAACCTAAGAAGTGGGTTGTGCGAAGTAAAGAGATAGGCAATAATAACAGGCATTCCTATGTTCGATTGGTTATTAGTTCATCTGAATTAACTAATGCATCTGTAGAATTTGACTATAATTGGGCTACCTATTTTGATACCCGTGAAGAAGCTGAGAGTTGGGCTAATGCTCATCAGGAAGTGGTTCAAGCAGAGGTGGACTAATGATTAGATTTTATAGTGCAGCTTTCGTGGAACATGGTCAGTTACATTCAATTCATCAAGATGTACACATGACAGCTGAAGAAGCAACAAATTTGTTAGACAAACGTACGATAATTTATGGCGATAATTACGGATTTGTACCAGTAGCGTTTGATTTAGCTGCAAACGGTCAGGAGGAAGGCTAATGGTGGATAAAGCTTAGTAACTCTTAAAAATATTTCTTGAAAAATTAGTAACAATTAAGGTATTGTGGTAGGTGCGGTTTAAAAATTAGTTATAGTTAAATTAATTGAAAAAGAGGATGGATCAATGAGTTATTTAAAGTGGTTAGGGAAAGAGTTAAGAAGTATTAATACAGCTGGTGGAATCATGCTGGCATTCATCATTGGAGTACAGTTGGCGTTCTATCTATCGGCACCTATTACAGGACTATCAACAATTACACTGGTCGCAACACTGGTAGGTTCAGCATGTACAGTTTACATGATGATTGGTAAGCCAATTAATGGACTGCTAGGACTAATCAGTGCAATTGGATTCATCTATATCAATTGGACGGCAGGACATTATGCTAGTGTGCTAGATCAGTTGGTATTTATTGCATTAATTGATTTGCCACTTATATTCACTTGGAAAACATGGGGACATAAGATTGAGAACGGTGTGAAGTTCTTAAGCAAGACAGGTTGGATATTGACATTAGGCTTTATCTTAATCGCTTGGTATCCCATGATGATGGCATATACAGCGCTAGGAGACAGCAATCCACTATGGGACAGTATTGTGTTGATTATTGGAGCAACTGCTAGTTTGTATGTTTTCAAAGGATACGGGGATAGTTACACGCTTTGGTTATTGTCTGACTTTGTCAATATTGCCTTATGGGTGTCAGCACTATTTGCAGGCTATTCAGCAAGTTCTTTGCCTATGCTACTAACTATGAGTTTCTACCTAGCAACGGCTGTATACGGACGTTTTTGGAGTATTTGGCGAGGCAATAAGTGATGAATAGTTGATATGCAAATTATCAATGTATGTTAGAATTTTCGTATAAATGAGAAAGAGGATTTTTATGATTAATGTTAAAAGTTTAGTAGCCAAGCAACTAGAGTCACTTCTAGAAGAAGAAAATAATGTCGTTACCAACCTTGCCAATGCATCTGCCTTGATTTTTCAAAGTTATGAAAATGTTAATTGGGCAGGATTTTATATCTATAATTCTGAAACTAACGAGTTAGATTTAGGACCATTTCAAGGTAATGTTGCATGCATGCATATTAAACCAGGATCAGGAGTAGTAGGAACAGCTTTTGAGAAAAAAACAAGTATCATTGTTCCGGATGTTCATGAGTTCGCTGGTCATATTGCGTGTGATGCAAATAGCAAGTCAGAGTTAGTAGTTCCCCTTTTTAAAAATGACGAAATTTATGGTGTTATTGATATTGATTCACCGTCATTAGATCGTTTTAGCAGTGTTGAACAAGAAGAAATTGAAGAATTAGCTGTAGTATTATCAGAACACGTCTAACGACTCTGGTTTTGATACCATTAGTTTAAAAGTAAATATTAAAATGATTAGTCGTTGCAGAAATGTAGCGACTTTTATTTTGCAAGATATCTGATTTTTGAAGGCGTAGTAAAATCCCAAAAGTTTTTAATTTTGCAAACTTTTGGGATTTGATTCGAATTATTTAGATGTTTTTATTTTATCATTGAAAGATATTTGATGATTTACAAATGCTAGATACATACTACATGCGATAAAACTGATAATTGAAAGGAATAACAATAATTTATTATTATTTTCAACAGACACTACTTTTACGATGTTACTGCCTTTTTTTGCCTTTACTTTAAGCAAACTTGAGGATAAGCTCTGTGATTTATGATTATTTACCCATACATCATATTTTTTCCCCACATACATAACTACCGGTAATGAGATTATTTGTTTTTTATTTATATCAAATTTAAATGTGATACTGTCATTGGTTTGTACTTTTCGTCTGGGTGATGTGATATTCGTTTTTAATACACTGATATTCTTTTTAGATTTTGTGGTTGGTAAATAATCGTTAAAAGTATATCCATTTTCTAAAGTTGAATAGTAATTGCTTGAGGTTAATGATCTGCGATAAGTCCAATAATCATAGTGATTTTGATAAACAGCAGATAAGGAAAATACCATAATGATTATATTCAGTAAAATTAATTTTTTTCTATTTATTTGACTGTGATTTAAAAATAAAACATACCCAACACTGATTAATAGGCTAATCACCACAAGAAACCTACCATAGAATTGAATAATACCTAATGGTGTGTTTACCAGTTTCTGTATAGGCCACCAATTGAATATTAATAGATAACTAACACCGGCACCAATAATCCATTTTTTCCAATCTGAATTATTATTGTTTTTATATGCAATAATTAGCAAGAAAATTAGTAAAATTGTTACTGGCAAACCTAGATTCCAGCCTATTGAATTCTCAGATTTAATATCATTGTTAAGTAATGTTGTTAACATGGTGTTCATATCAACCATTTTTATTGCTTTAAATGGTTCAACAATTTTATTTGATAAGTAAATAGAAAGTAGATTATATATTGAATACAAGCCAATTAGTAGTCCAACGATACCTGCTTTACATATTTCGATTAGGTCATGTAGTTTAATTTTTTTTGTTACACATCTATACGATATATTAAATAAAATCATGATAATACCAAATATAAAAGAAATTATATGAGTATTAATCAATAGCCCCATGCTTAATCCAAGAGTTAAAAAACCACTTTTTCTATAATCATTTACTTGTAATAATCCTAGTACTACCAAAGGCAAAAAAGCATACGCTATTGCTTCACCAATTGCAGATCGGGAATACATATCTATAAAGTGGTAGTTGTTAAATTGATAAATTATTATTCCGGTATATATGAATAATCTGTTTGATGAAACATAACTAATAAGTGATTTTATAGTTAATATTGTAATTATATTTAATATTAAAAAACCAGCTGCTAATCCCCACATAGGATTTTGAAAAAATAAATTAGGAATTATGAATATTAATCCCGTTAACCACGGATATAATGAATTAATAGCGACACCGGCAGCTGAATTTTGTGAGATATATTTAAAATTAAGAGTATTAGGTAATTCATTGTTTTTTAATGAATCTGCGATAGATTGAAATCGAGCAAGATGATAAATACCATCTGGAGAAATGTTATAGAAATGGCTTAAAAATGGAATGATTGTCGAAATAATAGCTAAGCCAAAAACTAATATAACATCAATATAATTTATTTTGTTTTTCAAAAACCTATAGAAATCCACCTTGTATGACCTCCAATTATTCTTAAATCATATCAAATATCTTGATAGACGTTTTAATGCTACACATATATATAGGGTATGTAAACTATAAAATTAGTTAAAATCATTAGAAAACATTCCATTTAAGAATACAAAAGTTATATGTTATAATTATGGAATAGTAAAACATAAGAGAGGTGCGCCATGGCGGATGTGTTGGATAAAGTGTTAAGCGATTATTTTACAGGGCGATTAGAGGCAAATATCAAATCGCGCAAGATGGAAATACAATACAACGTTAATCGTACGCCTGATGAAAATATCGGTGGTGGGCGCAAACAAAACGACTACAATAATCCGATTGAGTTGCGCATGATTAAAGAGCAGCAGGATGAGCAACTGCAAAACTGGATACTGCAGAAGAATATCATTGATGTATTTTATCCGACAGCAGTTGATTACCAGCAAAGGGTACTTAAGGCTAGATATGGCATGCATGAAAGTTGGATTGATATTGCGCTTGCTGAACATGTTGAAATTAGGACGGTTATTAGATGGCGTGATGACTTTAAGGACGGTATTTTAGGTCACTTGTTAAGTACCTTAAAACCCATGTCATTTTTAGGTCACGTTATTGACAAAAAAGTGGCTGAAAAAGGCGCATAATATGTATTGTGGAACAGATGAAAAATAGTTGTATGATTTCCCTTATTTCTTGATTTTGTGGTTGCTCTCCTGTTCCACGTTGATAGAATTGAAGCGAAGTTGGTTAGCAGACGGTTTGCTAAATCGTTGCTGGTAAAACAGTTGCAGGTTCGAACCCTGTCAATTCTGTGATCTCAAGTGTTAATTGCTAGAAATTGACAAGCAACCATTTTATTTTGAGAGATACTTGAGTATCCTTAAGTAGATACATATTTTTTATTATGTTAAGATGACCTTATGAATTATATTTTATTCATAGTAAATCATATTTTCTATTGGAGGTATTATTATGATTTGGTCATTGATTGTAGGAGCTATCATTGGGGCAATTGCTGGAGCAATTACGAATCGTGGAGCTGCTATGGGATGGATTGCAAATATTGTTGCGGGGTTAGTTGGTGCATGGATTGGTCAAGGCCTTCTTGGAACTTGGGGACCCTCACTAGCAGGCATGGCACTTATCCCTTCAATTATTGGTGCTGTTATTCTGGTGCTTATTATTTCAGCAATTTTTGGCATTAGAGCAAAGAAATAAACTGTTTTGTCTGAATATTTTAGACATATACAATTATTTGATGGATTATCTTTTTGTTGAAATTTTTTCGAGAAAGTATTTATAGGGGGAATTTAGATATGGCTTTAGAAGATAAATTTGATAGTACCAAGGACAAAGTGGCTGGTAAAGCTAAAGAAGTTGAAGGTAAGGCTACCGGAAATGAATCACGGAAGGCAGAAGGTAAGGCCCAAGGGATTTTAGGTAAGGCAAAGGAAAAGCTTTCAGATGCTAAGGAATCAGTAGAAGACGTAGCTGAAGATATTAAGGAAAAGCTTAAAAAGTAATTACTAATTAAGGTAACAGTCAGAAGATTGTTGCCTTTTTATTTTGCACTGAAAAGGAGTGTTGATATGAGAATATAAAAAACACCATCTTCAATGATGGTGTGAGTGACCAATTATTTACCGTTAATGCCATCTGTAAAACCTTTAATAAAATCAGGAATATTTGTCATTAAGAATAAGATAATCGATGATGTAACGAAAATATAGGTGCAAATCCTAACCGCTTGCATAAACTTGAAAATATTTGTATTATCATGTTCATTATGATATAGTTAATCTTATTAAGCTTATTTGCTTAGAGAGGCTACTAACGATTAATTATATGATTGTTATAAGATAGTCCATCTATTAATGTTGATTAGGTTGAGCAAATAGGCACGTATTTGTAGCATATTAGGTAATGCAGTAAATTGTTGATCTCCATTCTGTGAGATGAAAGATTCAGGTTTAGTAATAAATGAGTTCGATACTCATCAGATACATAATTATAAAAGGTTATCCAATCGGGTAGCCTTTTTATTTTGGCGTCCCTATATTGTATAATCAATTGATAAATATATAAGGGGAGTAGACAAAATGTCTGATAAAAAATGGATTGATTATGGCGCACTAATTCTTTCGGGAATTTCAATTGTGATTGCTGGACTTAGTGCAAGTTATCAATGGCAACAAAGCACACGGTACAGTGATAATACGCATCAGGTTCTTATTAATTCTGCAAAATTAGGCATGTACGATTTGTATCTTATGAATTATAAGGTGGCTAATGTCACTGACGGTACGCTAGATTATGGGCAACTTGAAATTCAGTTGGAAAGTTTGCACCAAAATTTAGCAACAATCAAATCTATAGATCCTACAACGCTTCCTAAAGATGATGCAATTAATTATCAGGTGTATCGTGAGGATTTAAATACAGTCATAACTATGATAAATTCATACGTTGATGCCATGAGAGAGGATACAAGTAAAAAAATTAATAATTCAGAAAAATTAAATTCCCAAGAAGCTACACGTAATAATTTTAGATATGGATATAGTATTACGAATAAGATTTTAGAAAGAGACAAAACTGAATTAGTTCAACATAAAGATTTATATGAAAATGGTGACAAGTTGGCCATTAAAGAAATGGAGGATAAAAAATGATAGTTTCAATGATTGCTCTACTCATAGGTATTATTTCACTATCAATAAGTGCGTATTCTATTGGTTATAAACACGGAAAGTTAGATAAGTAATATCAGGTAGCAATCAAACGATTGTTGCCTTTTTATTTTGCACTGAAAAGGGGCGTTGATATGAGAATATAAAAAACACCATCTTCAATGATGGTGTGAGTGACCAATTATTTACCGTTAATGCCATCTGTAAAACCTTTAATAAAATCAGGAATATTTGTCATTAAGAATAGGATAACCGATGATGTAACGAAAATAATTGTCCATACTTTTTGAGACTTTGTAAACGTTTTAAATAATGGCTTTAAAACAACAAAAGTACCAATAGCAGAAATGAACATAACAAATTCTAAAATATCAATAATAATTTCCAACATAACCTGCCTCCATTTAACTATGAAGAGTATAGCACAAATAAATTATACAAAGGAGTACGGTATGTAGATGAGTAGCCAATGGTATCGCCGATTAGAAGATAAGATTATCGGCACGATTGATAATAAGAAAAAGAAAACTAATGATGCGCAAAAGAAAAAGCGAGGTGGGTGATATGTGATGAAACTGACGGAGAAACAGAAGCGCTTTGCAGATGAATACATCAAGTCAGGTAATGCTACACAAGCAGCGATTAAAGCGGGTTATAGCAAGAGAACAGCTAGAACTATTGCACAACAAAACTTGACAAAACTTGACATTAAAAGTTACATAGATGAGCGTATGCGGACCATTGAAAATAACCGCATTATGACCGCCAAAGAAGCCGTTGAATTCCTAACTAGTGTAGTTAGAGGTGATGTGAAAGAAACGGTTGTTATCGGCACGCCAATGGGCGCTGAAGAGGTTGAGAAAGAGCCTGATGTTAAAACGCGGATAAGCGCAGCCAAAGAGATATTGAAACGCTATCCAGACAATGACCAAGTGGCAAAACAACAATTGCGCAAGCTGACTGCTGAAGCTGATATTGCAGAAGCGCATGCGAAGCGTGAACTGTCAGATGAACAGAATAGCAGCATAGAAGTAAGTATAGTAATGCCAGAACAGGAGGATAACAACGATGAATAAATTGATTGTTGATGTCCCTAAAATGGTTGATCCAGCTTATTACAAACTGTACACATCTAAGCAACAGTACATTGCATTGAAAGGTGCTCGTGCCAGTGGTAAGTCAGTAGCGACTGCATTTAAAGTTGTGATTGATATATTACGTTATCCCTATGTTAATTGGCTGGTAGTGCGACAGTTTCAAAACACACAAAAAGATAGTACGTTTGCGATTATCAAGTGGGCTGTTCACTATATGGGACTAGATGATTATTTTAAATTCACGGTTAGCCCATTGGAAATCACATATAAACCAACACAGCAAAAGGTGTTCTTTCGTTCAATGGACGACCCATTAAAAATTACTTCTATCACAACCACGGTGGGTAAGATATGCCGTAGTTGGTGGGAAGAAGCTTACGAGTTAAAGAGTGATGAATCATTTCAAACTGTGATTGAATCTATGCGTGGTGAATTGCCTGCTGGTGGCTTTTATCAGCATGTCATTACATTTAATCCGTGGAGTGATAGACACTGGCTTAAACGGGAATTCTTTGACGCTGATACAAGGCGTAATCATGTCTTATCTTTCACAACGACTTACAAAAATAACCACCATTTGAACCAAGACTTTATCGACAGCATGGAAGAAATGGTTATTCGTAACCCAAACCGTGCCAAAGTGGCTGTATATGGCGACTGGGGAATATCAGAAGGGCTTGTCTTTGACGGTTTATTTGAGCAACGAGACTTCAGCATGGAAGAGATTGCTAAGCTGCCTAAATCAGTTGGATTGGACTTTGGTTTCAAACACGATCCGACTGCGGGTGAGTTCATGGCAATCGACCAAAGGAACAGAATTGTGTATGTGTATGATGAGTTCTATCAACAAGGTATGCTTACGCAAGCAATTGCGCAGTCATTAGCGAAGCATAAAGCTTATGGGTTACCAATTACTGCTGATAGTGCAGAACAGCGCTTAACGACTGAATTAGCAAGTGTTTACAACGTCCCTAATCTAAGGACAGCTGGCAAGGGGAAAGACAGTGTCATTCAAGGTGTGCAATACATGCAAAGCTATCACTATGTTATCCACCCGAGGGTTCAAGGACTATTAAGTGAAATGAACACTTACGTTTATGACAAGGATAAGCTGGGCAATTGGTTGAATAAGCCAAAAGATGAAAACAACCACGCTATCGATGCCCTACGATACGCAATGGAGCAATATATGTTTGTTGCAAATAATCACTACATGAGCTATCAAGAACGTGCGCAAGCCGTCAAGAATTTAGGACTATAAAGGAGGAGCGATGAAACAGATATTTAGCGATAATCAGAAAGCTAATTTAATCTATCAAGATGAATTAGAAAATCTGACACCAAAACGTATCATGCAGTTTGTTAAACATCATAATCAATATCAGAGACCACGACTTGAAAAACTAGATGAATATTATAAAGGCTTGAACGTTGGTATTTTAGAACAAGATACCCGTCGTATTGATGAGGGCAAGTCAGATCATCGAGCAGTACATTCATTTGGTAAATATATCGCAGATTTTCAAACGTCATTTAGTGTTGGTAATGCAATAACGGTCAAGCACGATGATGATACTAGGCTTGATATTATTGAAGATACCAATAGTTTTGATGATATTAATAGTGACTTATTTTTGGATATGACACGTTTTGGACGTGCTTATGAGTATATTTATCGTGGTGAAGATGACATCGAGCACAGCGTTGCTCTAAGCCCATTAGAAACGTTTGTCATCTATTCACTAGATGTTGAGCCACAACCAATCATGGCAGTACGGTACCATTTGATTGATACTATTGATGACACCGCTATTTCAAATGAATATCGTATTGAAACATGGACTGAAAACGAATATGTCAACTATCAACCAACGACTATTGATGGGTATCTTGTACCAGCTGACACGTTTGAATTATACGCATTTCCAATGATTGAGTATAAAAATAATAAGTTTAGAATTGGCGACTTTGAGAACGTTATTCCGCTGATTGATTTGTATGATGCAGCACAATCTGATACAGCCAACTACATGACTGATTTGAATGATGCAATGCTTGTCATCAAGGGCGATATTGATACATTACTACAAGGCTCAAATATGATGAATGGTATTGACCCTACTGATGAAGATGCAGCTGTCAAATTAGCTAAAGACCAAATGGAAATATTAAAGTCCATGAAATCGGCTAACATGTTGCTGTTGAAGTCTGGAATTTCAATGACGGGTCAACAGACAAACGTTGACGCTGATTATATTCATAAAGAATATGATGTGACTGGTACAGAATCATACAAGGATAGGCTGGCTCATGATATTCATAAGTTCTCACATACGCCTGACTTAACTGATGAAAACTTCGCTGGTAATGCGAGTGGCGTTGCAATGAAGTATAAAGTATTAGGAACGATTGAGTTAGCAAGCACTAAACGTAAAGCATTTGAAACTGGATTGCGTCAGCGATACATAATCATTAAACAGCTGGAAGACTTATCAGCTAGTGGTATGAAAGTTGAACCAAATGAGATTCACTTCACGTTTACGGATAACATGCCCGTTGATGATGTGGCTACGGTTGCACAAATTGTTCAAGCTGGCGCGACATTGCCACAAGAATATTTGTATCAATTCTTACCAAATGTGACTGATCCTAGTGAAATTATTGATCAGTTATCAGAGGAACAATCTAACCAAAGACAACAGTCTAGAGCTGATTATGGCGTACAACTAGATGCCGAAAAGGGAGATGAGGACGATGGCGAATAGACCTAAGCAGACCTCTGAATACTGGGAGAAGCGTCTTAAGCAAGAACAAACCTATATGGAAAAAGCCACTAATGTTGATGATATTACAGAACATTATGATAATGCGATTGATGACATCAACAAGAAGATTGAAGCCGAATACGCACATCTACAATTATCAGGAATTAGTAAGAATAAAGTGACTAATGCTGATATTAAGGCTTATGAACGTGAGGCTAAGGCGCTCGTTAAGTATGCCAATCAGTTACGCAAAGAACTAGGTAAGACAGTTGGCAGAAACGACTTTACAGCACAAGCTAACGAACGTATGAAGATTTACAATGCAACCATGCGTATTAATCGATTGGAATATCTGAAAGCAGAGGTTGCCCTATCACTGATTAAAGCTGGTGTTGAAGTTGACGTTGATTTGCAAAAGCAATTAAATCAACAGTATATTGATGAAAAAGTACGTCAAGCTGGTATTTTAGGTGCGTCAGTGGCAGTAGCTTCTAAAGCAACTAAGGCAGACAAAATATTTAAGATTGTGTCAGCGCAAATTGATGGTGCGACATTCAGCGACCGCATTTGGCAGAATACAGATGAACTAAAAGCTAGATTGGATGTGTTACTAACTAATAATGTGTTACAAGGGCAAAATGCTAATGTCGCAGCTAGACAATTAAGAGATTTAGTCACCGGTGACTTTAAAGACAATGCAAAATATGTCACTGAACGCTTAGCTAGAACAGAGCGTACACGTATTATTGGTCAGGCACAGATAGATAGCTACAAAGAAAACGGCATTGAATATGTTAAATGGCTTATTGAAAGTGGCGCTTGTCGTACATGTGTCGGCATTTCAGAAGGTGGTAAGCGGAGTGAAGGTATTTACAAATTAGATAATGTACCAAATTATCCAGCACACCCAAATTGTCGCTGTAGTTTAGCTGGATATTACGAAAGAACTGATTAAACACCACATTAAATTGTTGGTGTTTTTATTTTGTCCTAAGCATGACATTAAAAGGCTGTTATATAGCGTGTATGGGTTGTTAGCGTTGTCGTGTGTGGGTTAAATCGTGCATGGGGCAATATAAGCGCTAATTAACGTGTATGGACTAACTAAAAGGAGATGTTATCGTGGCAGAAGAAGTAAATAATAATGAATCAACTGAACAAGAAAAGCAAAATCAGCCAGATGAACCTAAGACACTGACGCAAAGTGAATTAGATCGTCTGATGGATAAACATGCTGCAAAGGCATTGGAAAAGCAACAGGCTGAGTTTGAAAAGAAGCTGAATGATGCACTTGAAAAAGGAAAATCTGAAGGTGAACGTTTGGCTCAAATGAGTGCCGAACAAAAAGCACAAGAGGAAGCAAAGCAACGGCTTAAAGAACTTGAGGATAAGGAACATGAGCTTAACCAACGAGAATTAAAAGTTACAGTTGCTTCAACTTTGAAAGAGCGTGAATTACCAACTGATTTAGCTGATTACTTAGTTGAGCTTGGTGATGCAGATAAGATTTCAAATGTGGTTGACGGTTTACAACAAGCTGTTCAACAAGGTATTAACGACGGCATCACAAAACGTTTGCGTCAAAAGTCACCACAGAATGGGGCAACTCAATTTGGTGATGATATTGACAAGAAGGAGTTTGACGCTATGACAGCAGCGGAACGTGCAACTTTATTTGCACAAAACAAAGAACTATTTAATAAGCTTACGGAGGCATAAAAAATGGCAGATACATTAACAAAACTAGCAGACTTGGTGAATCCACAAGTCTTAGCACCAATTGTTTCATATGAATTTAAGAACGCAATGCGCTTCACACCATTAGCAAGCATTGATAACACATTACAAGGTACAGCAGGAAATACATTGACATTCCCAGCATTCACTTATATTGGTGACGCACAGGATGTTGCTGAAGGTGCACCTATTCCATTGGATAAGCTAGGTACATCAACTACCAGCGCAACCGTTAAGAAAGCAGCTAAGGGTACTGAAATCACTGATGAAGCTGTTTTGTCAGGATATGGTGATCCAGTTGGTGAGTCAACTAAGCAATTAGGGTTATCTATTGCCAACAAGGTTGATAATGATATTTTGGCAGCTGCCTTGACGGCTACACAATCAGTCGATTTTGCTGCAACTTCTGACATGGTGCAATCAGCTTTGACTGTTTTTGCAACAAATAGTGATGACGATGATTCACCAGTCGTTGCAGTTATGTCACCAGCTGATGCAGCAGCTTTGCGTAAGGCAGCTCGTAATGAGGGTACTGGATCAGAAGTATCAGCTAACGCATTGGTAAATGGTACTAAGTTTGAAGTGCTTGGTGTACAAATCATCGAATCAAACAAGGTTACCGCAGGACAAGCAATCTTTATTAAGGTAAACGCTACTTCACCAGCTATTAAGTTAATTATGAAGAAGTCAGCTTCTGTTGAAACAGACCGCAATATCATTACTAAGACGACAGTTCTAACAGCTGATGAGCATTATGTGGCTTACTTATACGATCCTACTAAGGTAGTGGTTGCAAAAAAAGCAGAAGCCTAGTCGGCACGGCTGAAGTAGGCAGTGCAACAGCAAGGTAATTTAGATAGATTGAAAGGAGTATATTTATGGCTTATACAGCTCATGCATGGAATAGTGGTGACACGATTACTGCTGAACGATTGAACGCACTAGAAAATGGTGTTCAAAACGAACAAGTAGGGCCAGCTGGTAAAGACGGCGCAGCTGGTGCAAGGGGAGATACAGGGGCTACTGGTAAAGCTGGTGCTGACGGTAAGTCAGTTAAAGCAATTTCCTTAACAGTCGACGCAGAAGGTAAAGTAACTGGTGGTACGGCTACCTTGTCTGATAACTCCACACTAGACATTACTGTATCTACTGCAGAATAACCAAATAGGAGGCAGACATGGAACTAAATGATCTAAAAACCATGCTGCAAATCAAGCAAGATGATACTAAGCGTGATAAAATTCTCAATCTTATTATTAAAAATACAAAACAAGCATTGTCGTTTAAATTGGGTTTAAAGGTTGATGATAACATTCCCACTGAATTAGACTTTATCCTGCTTGAAGTGTCTGTAAAGCGATATAATCGCCTAGCTAATGAGGGTATGAGTTCATATTCTCAAGAAGGACAGAGTATTACGTTCAGTACGAACGATTTTGATGAGTTCGCAAATGATATTGCCAACTGGAAAGATGAAAACAGCGTTAAGGATAATAATTCCGGCGCTTTTTTGTTTATTTAGGGGGTAAATATGCGATTTAACGATAATATTCAATTTTATTCAGAATCAGAAAGTCACTATGATCCAAAAATTGGTGATTATGTAGGTAGTGTCACTTTGGTTGATGAAGAGATTGCTAATGTGACTGAAAGTGGTACTGACACTAGCGTACAAAACTTTGGTGATATAGCTACTAAAACGCTAGTTATACGGCTTATAAATTCGATTGAGTATAAATGGTCATACCTTACCGTAAACGGCTTAGAAGTGAAATATAAGCCGATTACAACACGCCAACCATTGAAAAATAATACATTAATTGTAGGTGAGATGAATGGCAATTAATTATAAGCTGAATGGTATGGGTAAACTACAAAAAGGACTTTTGGAACGTGTATCTAAAGATAAAATCGTTAGCGTTGTTAAACGAAATACAACTCAAATGCAACAAACGGCAATGGCTAAAGCTTCAAGCACGTATACCAAAAGGGATAAACACGGAAAACCGTATTCGACTGGTGATACAAAGAAAAGTATTGGTGTTTCATTTGAAAATGGCGGTATGAGTGGAACAACTGGTATGGGCATGAAATATAATCCATATACAGAAAAAGGAACTCGATTCATGGCTGCTGAACCGTTACTTGAACCTACTTTCAATAGTCAAAAAACAAAATTCAAGTCAGATTTGGAGAATCTAATCAAATGACAAGTCCACAAAAGAAGTTGTTTGATACAGTGTTTGGCTTGTTAATTAGTCAAGGTTATACGGTATATGATTATCTACCATTAGAGGACGAACCCGTTAAATATCCGATTGTTGTTATGGGTGCGACACAGCAAACCAGCGCAATGACAAAGTATTCACGCAATGACCATGTATTCTTAACGATTGACGTATGGGGAAGTAAGAAACAACGCAAAGTTGTGAGTGATATTGCCGACTATGTCTACAATTTGGGTATTGGATATATGAAGACAGATGAATATACATTCTATGGTCAAACTAATCAACAAAATTTGGAGATGTCGATCGACACATCTGTACCAAACACAACGTATCAACGAGCAACAATTAAATTAGAACTAACTATTATATAAAAAGGAGAACAAAAGATGGTTAAAACATTACAAGGTGTTAAGTCTGTATTATTTGCCCGCAAGCATGCTGATGCGGCAACTAAAGAGATGCAGTTAGTACCTTATCAAACGTCACTAACATTTGACCCTAGTCGGGATAGTGACTCAACAGCAACAAAAGATGGAGCGGTAAATACTTCATCATCAATTGAAACTGATTTAGAGGTCGAGTTCATTAACAACACGGCAGCAGTTTCTGATGAATTATTGCAAGCAATCTTTGATGACGAACTAATGGATATGGAAATTGTTCGCATGGATCGTTCTAATGCGTCTGGTGAATATGAAGCATGGTACATGCAAGGTCATGTATCAGAAGATTCAAACGATAATGATGCTGATGATAACTCAACTCGTGACGTGTCATTTTCCGTTGATGGTACACCAAAGCACGGTTGGACTAAGCTAACAACTGCACAACAAAATGATGTGGATTATGTCTTCCGTGGTTTGGATGCGGTTACAGAAGAAGATGCTACTGGTGGTGGTACTGCTTGGAAAGATACTGATAACGGCGTAGCTGAAGACCCAAAAGTGTAGACCCGACGGCTAATATAGTCGGACAAGGTGAAGCTGATCGGGCAGTTATTGGATAAATAAAATGTTGTCGCCGATAAATGCACAATACCTATTGGGGCGGCTTTGACGAAAGGAATTAATATAATGCAAATCAAGATCAATGGTAAGCAAGTAGATTTGAAATTCGGTGTTAAGTTTGTACGTGAATTGGATAAGGTAGCAGGACTTGATTTAAACGGTGCATCTTTTGGTATGGGATTAACTAAGTCAATTCCTTCACTGAATGCGGCGGATCCGGCTGTACTGGCAGATGTTATTTATTCTGCTGCTTCAACCAATAATGCATTTCGTCCATCACAAGATGACGTAGATGATTTTATTGATAACTATGAAGATGACCTTGAAAAACTATTTGATGATGTTATCAAGGAAATGTCACAAGCTAACGCTATTAAGGTGGCGCTAAAAAACGCCAAAGCCTAGACGATGAAAAGCAGGAAAACAAAACTAGTGAACAAACGTATCACGAAATTGTATTAAACTGCTTAACTCGTCTAGGTTTTTCTATATCGCAAATGTACGAGATAGAAACAATGACGCTGCCTGAATATCAATTGGCTATGGAAGCTTACGCAATTAAGCAGACGTTAAGGCGTGAAGACATTGCTATGCAAGCTTGGTTTAATCAAACAGTTCAAGCTACAAAAGGGAGTGATAAACACCCTAAGCCACGTTACAAGAACTTTAAAGAATTTTATAACACTGAAGAACAAGAAGATGAAATACGAGCACAATTTGAACCTGATTACACTTCTAAGTTCATAACGAAAAAGAGAGAACAGCAGTTGATTCAGGAACGTTTTGAAAAGCTACAAGAGTTAAAACAAAAGAGGAAAGGAGGGAACTAAATGGAAAGTTATTCAGTGCAAGCTGTGCTATCTGCAGTTGATAAAGGCTTTAGCAGTGCTTTTAAAGAGGCTGCCGATTCCACACAGACACTTCAACAGCGTTCTGGTAAATCATTAGCTGCAGTTGGAAAAGCAACGACAGTTGTCGGTGCTGCAGTTGGATTGTTCGCTGCTAAATCAATTAAATCATATGGTGATTTTCAAGATAGCATCAATCAAGCTGCTGTTATTGGTGGTTCAAGTAACAAGTCTTTGAGTGGTGATATGAAAGGCCTTGAAAAAGTAGCCTTATCACTTGGTAAAACATTGCCCGTATCAGCTGATGATGCTGCACAAGCCATGGTCGAAATGGCACGTAATGGTGCTTCTGTTGGTGAATTAAAGAAAGAATTCCCAGCTATTGCTAAAGCTGCTGCTGTATCTGGAGAAGATATGACGGCAACTGCCACAACCGTTCAACAAGCTATGAACATTTGGGGTGGTGGTGCTAAAAATGCTGCTAAAGATTCAGCTATATTAGCTGTGGTTGCAAACCGCTCTAATGCAACTATTGGTGACATGGGACAGGTGTTTGCCAACGTTGGTACAACTGCCAAAAATATGGGATTCAGTCTTAAAGATGTTGGAATTGCTGCTGGTTTGATGACAAACGCCGGTATTCCTGCAGCACAAGCTTCACAGGACTTAAATCATGCATTATCGCAAATGGTTAAACCTTCAAAAGCTGCTAAAGCTACTATGGAACAATTAGGACTTTCATATACTGATCAGCAAGGTAATATGAAACCATTAAAGCAAATTATTCAAGATACTGCTAAAGCAACTAAAGAAATGAGTGGTGCGCAAAAGACAGCAGCATTAAATACACTGTTTGGTGCTGCTGGTGCCAAAGCGATCGCGCCTTTGATTGATAGTGTTGGTTCTAAAGCTAAGAAGTCAGGTAAAGGCTGGGATAGTTTTAGCTCTTCTATTGATAAAGCCGCTGGTTCAACTGCAAAAGCCAATAAGTATCTAACTGACAACTCACAAAATATGACTAAAAACGTTGGTCAAGCGATTGATCAGATGTTGGATGCGTTTGATGCACTTATCAAAACATCTATTGGTTCTATTGCACCACAAATTAAAGCAGTGGCTAACGCAGTAGGAGATTTTGCGACTTGGTTGCAAACATCTAAGTCACCAATGGCTTCATTCATCAAAGGCTTGATTGCATGGTCGCCAGTTATTGCTGGTGTATTGTTAGTATTTGGTGGTTTGGCTTTGGGAATTGGTAAGCTTGTTACTGCATTTGCAGCACCGATAAAGGCAATTAGTAGCTTTGGGAAAGCCACCAAGACAGTTGGACCTCTAGCTGGTAAAACTGGCAGTCAATTAGCTGGTATGGGGGTTAAAGCGGCTGGTATTGGTATCGGAATAGGTGCCGCAGCTGCTGGTATTGGTGTTATGGCAATGGGAATAGCTAAATTAGCCGAGACAGGTTCACAAGGGATTGCTACATTAGCTGCTATTACAATTGCTGTTGGCGCATTAGTAGTCATAGTTGCCTTGTGCGCTTCGAGTTTGACAGCAGGTGCAGTTGGCATTTTAGCATTTGGTGCTGCAGTAGTAGCAATTGGTGTAGGTGTTGCAATTGCAGCTGCTGGAATTGCCTTAATGGCAGCATCGTTCACTGCTCTAGCAGGCACAGGAACAGCTGGTTTACTAGTGATTGCTGCTATGACCGTCGCAATTATTGCAATTGTAGCTGTATTTGCCTTGCTCGCACCAGTATTAACAGCCAATGTTGTTGGATTAGCTGCCTTTAGTGTCGCTGTAGTTGCAGTAGGTGTCGCTATGTTAGCTATTGGAACTGCAATTGCAATTGCATCCGCTGGTTTAGGATTATTAGCTACTCAATTACCACTTATCGCAACTTATGGACTTAGTGCGAGTGTGGCTATACTGGCATTATCAGTAGCAATTGCTGCATTCGGTGCAGCTTCATTAATCGCTGCAGTTGGAATTGCTGCATTATCAGTGGCTATATTGGCAGCAAGTGTGGCCATAACGGCAGCCGCAGTAGGTGTTACTTTGTTCTCTGTTGCGATTGCAGCTTTGGGACTAGCTGTTGGCGTTGTTGCTGCTGCAACGACACTATTTGGCGTGTCATTAACAATTGTAGGATCATCACTACCAATGATAGCTACATATGGTTTGTCAGCTTCGGTAGCCATTTTAGCATTGTCAGTCAGTGCTGTTGCTGCTGGTGCATCTATGGTTGTTTTAGGCGCAGGATTAACTGTTGCAGGAGCTGGAGCAGTGGTATTTGGCGCAGGAGCAGTGGTTGCTGCTGCTGGACTTACAGCATTAGGAGCTGCTGGTTTAATTGCAGGAGCTGCCATTACATTGATTGGTACAGGAATTGTTGTTGCTGCGACAGGCGTTTCAATGTTTGGAACAGCTGTGACATCGGCATCAAAGCCCACTGGAACGCTTGCGACTAATTTAGCTAAATTAGCTGCTGCTGGAGTAGCTATGGTTGCAGGAGCAGTTGGTATTGCGGCTGGTGCTGCAGCTTTAACAGCAATGGGGGTAGCGGTCGCATTAGTAGGTGGAAAAATTAAATCTTTGTCATCCGCTGTTGTTTCAATGGATAATAACTTTGCTACTATGAAGGGACATGTTGGTTCAGCTAAAAGCGCTATTTCAGGATTTTCTTCCACAGCAAGTTCGGCTAGAAGTACAATATCTAGCTTCACATCGAGTGCAAATTCTAGTTTTTCTAGTTTGCAATCTAGGGTGTCTTCATCAATGAGTGCTATAAAATCATCTATTTCGAGTGGGTTCAAAAACGTTGGTTCATCAATTAGAAGTTCAATCAGTTCAGCCAAATCATCTGTTACGAGTGGCTTTAATAGTATGAAATCAGCAGCATCATCTGCAGCCAGTGGTATGGTTTCGGCTGTTCGTTCAAGAATGACTAGCTTGCGTTCTGCCGTAAGTTCTGCAATGAGAAGCGCTGCTAGTTCAGCAAGAAGTGCCAGAGGTGAATTTTCATCAGCTGGTGGTTATGCAGCCGCTGGAATGGTCAACGGAATTTTGGCACAACGTGGTTCAGTAATGGCCGCCGCTGCATCTGTAGCTGCATCTGCTGCAGCCGCTGCACGTAGAAATTTGAAGATACATTCACCGTCACGAGTGTTCTTTGGAATTGGTGGTTATGTAACCGAAGGGTTTGTCAATGGTATTGGATCTATGAATAGATCAGTTGTTAGTGCCGCAAACGGTATTGGCAATTTGGCTACTGATGCAATTAGTGCACCTATTAACTCGTTAAATACTAATTTATCGGGATCATACAATGGTGTAATGACACTAGACCAGACTAACAACACACAACCAGCAAATATTACAATTGGCTTCGATAAGCACGGTTACACAGCATACGTTGCTGATATTAATAATCAACAAGGAAAGACAGCACTATTAAAGAGAAATAATAGTGTGCAACTTTAATAGAAAGGAGGGGACGAATTGAGCTTATATGAATTTACAGATTTGACTGTTGGAACATCCGCACTATCGTTGCCAAGTGAATCTATCACGTTCAATGGTCATAAATTGGACAGTGAATTAGTGGGTTACCAAACTCTCAATGTTGAGGGACGTTCGAATTTTACTCGTTCAGTGTCAACAGCTACTGGATTGTTTGATGGTGATTTATTCCTATCGTCACGGATAGAATCAAATAAGATTAATGTGAAATACATGGTAGCTGCTAAAACAAATAGCGACTTCAATGTCTTGAATGATAGTTTAAACAATTATCTCCAAGGCAATGAGGTCGCTTTTAAATTTGCCGATGAACCTGATTACACACGATACGGAACCGTGACATCTAATGTATTAGATAATCCTGGTCGTTTATCAACGACAGGTGTGTTTGAAATTACGATGTCTGATCCTTACAAGTATGGTGCAACTAAGAACTTATCTGGTATGAATGCAATTACCATTTCAGATAAAACACTAAGTTATGCACAAGGTTTTGACACAATTGTTTTAACTAATAGCGCTGACGTTTCTAAAATTTTGTTGACTGTTGGTAGTTATACATTAACACTCACTGGTTCTTTTGAAGCAGGTAACATATACACCATTGATTACAAGGCGAAAACAATTACTGAATTGAAACCCAGTACCAATGTTAAAAGGTTAGTCAATTCAACGATTGATATTAACAACAGTGATATTTTTGAAGCTAAAATTAAAAACGGTACAAAAATTGCTAGTACGCAAGCCAGCTCAATATCGTTGTCGTATAAGGTGAAAGTACTATGATTTACATTTTTGATAATAAACAAAAGATTATTAAGGTACTAACCAATGAAGATTTAACGGCTGGTCATCTTGATTTTAAGATAAATACAGCGACAACGTTTGAATTTTCATTACCAGCGAATAAATCATTATCTAGTAGCGCTAAATTTGTTGCTGTACCGCATCCATTAGATGATAGCAAGTTTGTAATGTTGCGCTTAACAGAGCGTACGGATAACGCTGATATGATTGATTATTCAGCCTACGAACTGGCTTATCAGGAGCTCGCTACTTATGGTTATATCGAAGACAAACGACCAGCAGAAACTGATGCTAAGACCTTAATGGAGATAGCACTCAATGAATCTAATTGGGAACTGAACAACGTCAATGTGGCTGGTACTGCTAAAACTAATTTTTATTACACGGACCATTTAACGGCAATAAGTAACGTTGTAGACCTGTTAGGTGGTGAGATTGTATTCTATGTAGAAATAGAAGGTAATGCGATTAGTGGTCGTTATATGGACTATTTGGCACGCCAAGGAGAAGATACATCTAAGGTATTTGCCAAGGGATCTAACTTGCTGACTATTGAACGGCAGAGCGATACTTCAGGTATTTACACGGCTATACTACCTCGTGGTAAAGGTGTTGAGACTGATGGTGATAAGGATGCATCAACACCCGATGGCTATGGTCGCAGATTGAATATTGCTGACGCTGTTTGGAAAAAATCATCCGGCAAGCCATTGGATAAACCAGCTGGGGAAATCATTTTGTACGATCCAACGGCGAATGCTGAATGGGGACAAATTGACGGTAACTATCGGTTGCTGCTAGAAACATACGATGAAATTGATGATGTTAATACGTTAATTAATTCAGCTTACAAGACATTACAATCAGTCAACCATCCTAAAATTCAATATTCAGCAACTGTCGCTGACGTTGGCGGTTTATCACTTGGTGATACAGTATTAATCATGCACAGCGAACGAGATTTAAGTTACAAAACTCGTGTGTTTGAGGTTAATTATGACTTGCTAGATCCAGCGCAAACTGAAATATCGTTAGGTGACGATTTAAGTTCAAACGACATCACTTCACAAATAAATAGTGTTAGTTCTTCGCAATCGATTGCCAGTGAGCAAACACAATGGACTATCAACCAAGTTGGACGTAATCCTGTTACATTTGGTACAGTTGCTCCAGAAAATCCAAAAGTAGGAGATACGTTTTTTAAGTACCTGCCTAATGGTGATACGGTGGTTTATGAGTGGAATGGTGAAATTTGGGTTGAAAAGGTTTCAAGTAATATCAGTGAACAAATAGACTTGGCTGTCGAAGACACAATCGAAACTGCTAAATCACAAGCAGCTGCTATGGACGAAGTGCGTGCCAGTGAAGCAGCTGTTTTCCAATCAGAAGCTAATGCAGCATTAAGTAGTGCAGCTGTTGAACGGGCGGTGTTTTCTAGTAATGCAGCATCAATGGCGAACAGTGCGTCAGCTCATGCAGACACCGTGGCAAACAGTGCATCAGCATACGCTAAGGCACAAGCTAATAGTGCGTTAAGTAGTGCTAATTCAGAATTGGCGAAAGCTAAGCAAGAATTGGGTTCAGAAGTATCAAAAGCACAATCTGATATTATTGCAGCTAATAACGAATTAGCCGGTAAAGTTTCACAGAATGATTTTGATACTGTCACTCGTGACTTAACCACGAAGTACGGTCAGGTTAAAGCGACTGCTGATGCAGTTACCGCAGATGTGGCTAAGTATGAAACAGCAAATGATAAGAAAGTTTCTGCGAACACCGCAAGTATCAACGCTCTGAACAATCAGATCACTTCTAAGGTTAGTCAGACTGACTTCGATAAAACGACTGGTGATTTAAGTGGCAAATATTCTGTACAGCAACAAACGATTAATGGTATATCGCAGACTGTTACCGAGTTACAAGCGAAAGCCAATGCGCAAGGGCAAGTTAATCAGTTGATGAATACGGAGTTTAATCCTGATTTGGAAGGGTGGACTTTATATGCCGACAAAGGAAGTAATGCTCCGTATGCATCGTTTGCTACTTATGGTTCACGAGGTATTGGATTTAACACTGTAAACGCAGATGCTAGTACATTTGCTAGGTTATCACAAACCATTTTATTGCCAAGCACACGTCTTAGTACAGATGTTATGTCTTTAACATGGCGTGTCAACACTCGAAGAATGGATAATTATTGTCATATTTGGTTAGTGTGGCAAGATGTAAACGGTGTGTCTCTTGGTAAAAATACAATGGGTAATTGGAACGACAGCACTTTGAACAAGTACAACGTTTTAAAGTGGGAAAACATTTCAATACCAATTGATGCCAAACAAGTTGATATTCGTTTTGAAACAAGAGAAGGAACTAACGCTTATATCTTCCAGCCAATGGTAAGCTTTACTAATACCATCGGTGACTACGTCCCAGGAAATTACAACAACAACACCCGTGTCGCAGCATTAGAATTAGGCATCGACCACATTACCGGATTAGTAATGGATCCAAAGAATGGTCTATCTGCCACAGCGGCGCTTGCAGCTAACGGTATGACGGTTGCTACAAAGGCACAGTCTGATGCTACAACAGCTATCCAAACAGCTAAGGGTGTACAGACTACTGTGGAGAGTATGGGTCAGGTCAACCATCTTAATAACTCGGAATTCGATCCAGATTTAGAAGGTTGGGATACAAGTAGTGTTGGTAAAGCACCTTACCGTTCCTATTTTGACCAAACTGTCAATAAAGTTACGGTTGGCTTTAATACAATGAATGACAACGTTGCAGTGTCGATACTTGCACAGACCGTTACATTGGCTTCAACGCCAGGAGCTAGAGGATATGTCTCATTAAGTTGGCAATCATATACCAATCCAAGTACGACTGGTAAACAAACAGTTTCGTTGGGATTTTATGATTCATCAAATAAAATTATTGGCACAGCAAAGCAAGCTGATTGGTCAGACACAAGTGGTAAGTGGCCAGTTCAAAAAATAGAAGGGTTGGCGATACCTGATGGTGCCAGAACGTTGCAGGTAATGTTTTATGCGTCAGAAAAAGTTACAGCTTATTTAGCTAAACCGATGCTTGCATTCGAAAAAACAATTGGTACTTATACGCCAAGTAACTACAATAACAATGCAACCGTTGAATCAATTCATACGCAACTAGCCGATCAAATTACTGATGAAATTCAGGATCGTACAACAGGTGATAAAAACACTTTACAGCAATCTAAGGATTACACTATCAGCCAAATTCAATCGGCAACGACTGGTTATCAATCAGCTATTGAACAATCAGCCGAGGGTATTATGGCCAGTGTATCGCAAGTAAATCGCTTATTTAACACACAATTTACACCAGATTTGCAAGGCTGGAACGTTGCTAATAACGGAGCTGGTGGCTTTAATAGCAACTTTTATCGTAGCTATCTAAGAAATGGAGAAACAGTTGTCGGTGTTAATACAGTAAACGTGAACGTTGATGGGAATACAACTAAGTATTATGCCTATTTGGAACAAGATGTAGCATTACCAGGAAATAATGGTGGAACGGTTGTTTCAATTTCATGGGACGCAACTACCAATACGATGAACAATTATGCCAACTTATGGATTCAATTTAAAAATGCTGATGGGTCAACCATTAGTAGTGTGAATAAAAGATGGGATACACCCGTAGGTAAAGGGTGGCAAACACAAAAATGGGAAAATGTTTCAGTTCCTACAAATGCTCATCACATACGTGTTTCTTTCCAAACACGTGAAGGAACAAATGCTTATCTATCTCGTCCAATGTTGACATTTACAAATACAGCCATGGCTTATATGCCTGGTGGCTACCATAATACTGATACCATTTTGCAACTGTTTAAAGATAACTGGGCAATTGGTATTCAAGACAATTCAGGTAAATTAATCAGTGGTATTAATGGTGACACATCCAATACTCGTATCGTTGGTAAGCAAATCACCTTAGACGGTAACGTAACTGTTACAGGTGATTTTTATGCTAAAGGTGGTAACTTCAAAAATTTGAATGCCTCAAATATTACTACTGGAACAATCAATGCAGCAAAGATTAACGTTATTAATCTAGATGTCAGCAGCCTAAGTGGTAACATTACGAACTTTATTAAATCGTACTGGAATAGTGCATACTCTAGTGTGAAAATTGATAGTTCAGGAATGGTTGTATCTACAGATAGTTCTAATATGGCTATCTCAGACACTGGTTTTGCTGTGACAACTGGTCGGTCGGTTACTGAACTTTCGAATGGAAAAATCGATTATACTTCAGATTCCGCTGAGCGTATAGGTTATACAGGTTGGCTACGTCTTGATAATACAACGGTTGACTATTTGTCGATTGTTTTGAAGGGCTGGCACACAACCAAGAAGGATGATATTTTTTGGAAAGGTGGAGGAAAAAATTTTTATGGTGGTGATGGTATAAAGTTTGGAATAACTAACTCAAGTTATGGTATTACAGACCTACTAGTGTGGAATAGTCAGTATGCTTCATCACAAACAAACTACCCACAAGGTTGGACAATGTTGGATGATTTTCGTCATTTTGGAAATGAGGAAAAGTATGGAAATTTGAATCTACACGGGCATTTTGATGTGCCTGGTTCTTACCAGGCGCTTCAATTTAGACCAATTGTATATAACGGCACAACTTATCCAGCTATGATGGGGTCGGATAAGGGAACATCTGGGGGTGCTATCTTATTTGGAAGTGAAGAAATTTATTTAAAACACGGTAATAACGTCGTTTCGCTTGCCAATGTAGCCAGAAAAGCAGGATACAATATTTAGGAGACACAAATGAATTTACAAAACAAAGCACTCGTACCAGTAGGAAATTTCCTACAATCATTAACCTTGCCAGCACAGGTTAGTCGAGCTAGAACAAAACTAGTTGCTAGTTTAAACGCTGAGTTACAAAACTTAGCCGAGTCAGAAAAGCAACTGGTAGCTGATTTTAACGGTGAGGTTAATGAGCAGGGACAAATTAATTGGTCAGATGGCGTTGCGCCAATCGAGTATCATACCGAACATGCGGTGCTATTAAATGAAGAAGTAACTATTGAACTTAACCAACCAACCCTTATGAAAGCGTTGAAAGAATATTTTGCAGAGTGGAATGAAGATATTGATCCACAATATGCAGAAGCTTTCGATGCTTTTTTTGATGCCCTAGAAACAGAACAGGAGAATTAATCATGGATATTAAACAATCAATTTCATTTTCAGCACAACTACAAGCAGCTGACAATAAACCATTCGTAAACTTCAACGGTTCCGTTGATGAGAGCGCAGTACCTAGCGTGAATTACTATATTTCTAATCAAGACGTTTATCGTGCTAACACTAAGTTATTCCGTGATAGTCTAACGACTTTCCAAAACACAGTGTTTGATGCGGCAGACAAAAAGGCAACTGAGTTAGCTAGTCAGGCCTCTGATACAACAGTAACCACAGGTGAAACTGATGTTAAGTAATCAGGCAATAAGTTAGTCGAAAAGAGGTGATCATATTTTTGTTAATTTGCATTGGGCAGATATTGCAGCAATTGTTGGTATTATCGGTGGTGTATCAACTGCTGTAGGGTTCATATTTAAAACAGCAATCAAAGGTTCGCTATATCCCATATCTAGTCGCATGGATAGTTTAATTGACAGTCTGGATAGGCTGAACAAGACGTTTGATAAGCAAGAAATTCGTATTAATGCCATCGATAAACGCTTAGATGGTCATGATCGTATCTTGGAACGTCATGATGAAAAACTAATCAACCTTTCTAAGGAGGTTTTCAAACACAATGATTAAAAAAATAAATAATTCGCTTAAGAATGCAGACGGTAGTTACTCTGGAAAGATGATTGCTGGTCTGCTTTCTTTATTGATTGTCCTAATTCAGCAATTATTTGCGGCTTTTGGGATTAAATTTACGGGTGACTGGAACGCTATTGTTGCTGTTGTTAACACCATGCTGACTATTCTAGGAATTCTCGGTGTTGTATCAGGTGGTGGTGTTGTTGAGACACCAGCTAAATCGCAAATAGAATCGCCAGCTAAGGTCACTCAAGTACCTGATACGACTGACCAATTAAAATAAAGGAGATGTTATGAATAAATTAAAGCAAGCACTTGTTGTGACAGGTGCTTTTTTAGCATTCGCAGGTGTTGGCTATGTATCATCTGATACTGTCCATGCTGACACACCTCGTGTGGATATGGTCGATACGTCTAATCATAACGGCCAAATGACAGCGCCAGAGTTCGTGTATATGCGCAACAATTACGGTGTTAAGGCAATCACCACCAAGATTTCAGAAGGAACGACTTTCCATGATTACACCGCACCAGGAAACATTGCAGCCGCTAAGGCTGCTGGTGTTTACATCAACGGGTACCATTTCCTGTCATCAACGACAGTTGCTGGGGCGATTGCTGAAGCTGATTATGCGGTTCGTATGGCAAAGGCTGACGGCTTACCTGTTGGTGCTGTCTTGGCAGTTGATATTGAGAACTCATACCAATTGTCAATGGGCTCACGTATGCAACCAGTTGCAACAGCGTTTGAAAACCGTGTGCGGGCGTATGGTTACCGCTCAACCACTTACACTGGTGGTTACTCATCAAGTGTCAGTCCTGCTGGGGAAAAGGCGTGGTTGGCGCAATACCCATACGTACCCACATCGGCTATGAAGCTTTATTCAACTGAGCACGCTTGGCAATGGACGTCAAACCAAACCTTCGCCAGCTCATTGGGACGTTTTGACGCTTCAATTCTGTACGACAACTTCTTTACAGCTGGCACTGATAAGAACGCTGTGGTGCCAAATATCACGCCAAGTAAGCCAGTGGTGAACAAGCCAGACACATTAGCCATCAAGCAGTTTAAGAATGCGGGTAATCGTTTCACGGCTTACAAGAGCTTCCGTGTGGACAAGATTGCTTATGTCAATGGTATGTGGCAGGCTATCAATTACGACCTTGCTGGCGGTAAAGACGCCTCGTGGACGGCCAATGGTATTCCACTAGCTATGCTAGATAACATCACTCGTGGTAACTATGCAGCAACTCGTGTTGGCGATACAGTTAAGTTCAAAACTGGTTACAGCTATGGTACAATTGATCGATACGATAACGCCTCAAATGGTGCTGGTATCGTTGAAGGTGTTTATGGCAACATCTGGTACAATGCCAATTCGTTATTAACTAAATAA